TTCCAGAAGCATGTTCATTTCTTACACGATGTGGAGTTTGATCGTTATCAAAGTAACGCATACTCTCACGCCAAGCATCTTCAACATCTTTAATCTTGGCGATACCCGATTGCATCCGAGACTTCCACACAGTTCCTTGTGATTTAGAAACTGGTATCTTACTTTCACCAACTACTTGATATACTGGTTTTCGTTTGCGAGTTTTTCTTGGTGTTGGCTCGTCTATAGACTTATCTATATTACGCTCAACTTCTTGTGGAAGTGCTTCGTCTGCCATTTACTTTTTCCTTGCTAAAGGTTGTGTTCTTTTGCTAAACGTTGTTCTCGTAGTTTTTTGGTTTTTGCTAAACTTTCCGCTTCAGTGGCTTCTCTAATACTTTTAGTATCACCTTTATTTAAACGCTCACCGATCTTTTTAATTGTATCATAGTCGCCTTCGTTCCATGCGTTTTGTAAGGCACTTTTAGCTTTATTAATTGTGTCTTTAAATTCAACTACATCGGCTCTTTTAGATGCACCTTTTGTATATGTAGCCGATTCAAGTAATTCATCAAGCTGCTGTTCAATTCTACTTTTCATCTGAAACATACGCTCTCGGTCAGCTACAGGTTTAGCAGCAGCTTTAATCTTACTAGGATCATTAACTCCTTCGATTTGTTTAGCGATGTCGTCAATACTTGCTTTAGATACATCCCCTTCATAGTCAATCTCAGCTAGTCTTAACCTATCATCCGGGCCTTGTCTACCAATCTTTTGTCCAGCAATTACATCATCTATCGGCATTACAGATGGATCATCAGCATATGCTTCACCTTTAATGTCATCTCTACCATATCTACTAGGTACTTGTGCTGGTGGATCAATATCTTCTGTTCCTTGAAATTTTTCTGCTCGCCTACTCGCTCTAGGTGATGGATTCATCAAAGCTCTTACATCTCCACCTTCAATCGCACTAGCTAGTGGACTAGCTTCTTTTCCCCCTCTAAGATATGTAGCTTCAGCAAGTCCTTTACGAAGTTTAGGATCATCAATTCCTCCAAGTATTGCTCGTAGTAATACCATTTCGGATGCACCTCTCAGTCCTGATCCTGCACCTTGGAGTCTACCAGTTTGTTGCATTGTCTTTAAACCGCTACCACCTCCATACTCAAAGTCTTTGTCTCGTAAACTTCTTGTAGCTTTTTCCATTGCTTTTTGTCCTCTTGAAGCTGTTTTTTCTGCTCCAATAGGTAGTACATCATGTACAATTGATCTTGCTCTTTCAGGTGGAACTCCTTCATCGGTTAATCTTCGTAAAATGACTTCAAACATATTACTCGAAGCAATGGTTGAACTCCGATTAGGATCAGTACCCTCTGCAATATTTCTTTCCATTGTTGCTGTTATACCACCCTCATCAGGTAAAGCTTCTTTCCCTGTACGAGTCCTTTCGACGTAAGCTCTAGGAAACTCTACATCAGTTCCCATAAGTGAAGCTCTAAGACCTTTGGATGCTTCAAGGTCCGAGTGTACAGGATTTGTTATAGACTGCCTGAATAAATCTTTTTGACTTACTGGAATATTATCGCTTGCCTCTAATAACTCTCTTAACAATGGAGAACTAGATGGAACTCTTCCTCCTTCAGAACCTATAAGAAGCATTCTTACTAAATTAGCTACTTGCTGTTCTGGAGATACTGTACCTCTACCACTTTCAGGCATTATGTGTTCTATATCTCTTACAAGTCTGTCTTCTGGTACATCGACTAGTTTACTACCTGTGCCGCTTTTATACTTAATAGGAGTATGTGGAGCATCTCTACCAACAACATCACCAGCAGCTACAGGTACAGGTTTGCCTCGTTCAAATTGTCTTACTTGGTGCGTTTGTGGTCGCCATTCACCACTAATAACTGTTCCTTGTTTACCGGATGCAGGGATACTTATAGATTTACCAGACTGTGCTTCTAATAATGAAGCTATTGCTCTTAATAATGTTGGATTAACCATGTCTTATATCTTTACTACCTACTTGTATTTCGCGCTCGCCCCACTTGCGCCAACCAACAACCTCTTCTCGAACAGGTTTAATTAGTATGCTTATCTCAGGTACATGAGATAACATATATTTAATAGTATCCATCCCGTGATCATTTTTGTCTACAGGCTTGTCAATCCTATCACCAACTGTATCAGTTTGCCAGTAATATCCGTTAAATTCATCAATTAACCATTCCAGCTTTTCACTGATATATAAGTGAGGTGTATTAAATACTCCAGTTATTGGGTGTTGATGATTCTTAACTACAGATAAATACTGTGTAACCTTAACTATACCATTACTTATATCATTGTTACCACGAGAACAATAGATACCTTCTTCCATAAACATGTCGGAAATAGATTTACCAACTAGTTTACCTGATTGAGTCTTCCTTCTGAAGATGTCTGGATCAGATAGTATGTGATTACTACTTGGTATGTTATATTCTTCTCTTAACTTTTTGATTCTATCAGTTTGTCCACCATTTGGATAGTATGGATCAGTGATTGGAACCTCTTTCTCATATTCACCATCCATTATCATTACATTACCATGTTCATCTACGAATCCTAGTAGATAACAAAATGGAACAGCCATACCATAGTCATATCCTTCAATGATGCTGACATTACTAGCAGACATTTGTAATCTTCTGTAATATTCCGTGAGATGGTTATGAGTTACTACATGTACTTCTTCTGCGAAACTTGGATAGACTAATCCCTCGTATGCTGCCCACTTTCCTAGTAGAAATCGATCACGCATCTGTCCTTTATAAGTAGTCTCTAGTGTTTTTATAAAGTCAGCTTCTAGATTGTCCTTATTTTCGTAAGTACTTCCTTCATATACTTCTAAAATAGGTATTGGCGTACCGGATTGCGTCTTTACAATGTTACCATCGTCATCAGTCTCACATAATAGGTTTTCATTGTATCTACCATTTGTCCAATCGTGATATGGTTTGATTAGGTTTTTATATACCCAATTACGTGTTGGGTTAGATGTAACAATAAACCAACGTGGTCCACTTGCTGGCATATTAGGATCATCTCCAGTATATTTAGCCATTCCTCGCAAACGTCCAAGTAAATCTAGGAAGTCTTTGTAAACAATCTCTGGGTCTTCTATCTGATCCACAACTATCCAATCATATGTTGCTGACAGTAAGTTAGATGTTGTACTTTCTTGGTGAGCTTTACCTTGCTGTTGGATATAGCGAAAGTTAATGGTTGTACCATTAGTTAATGTACAAGTGTTAGAAGAATTCTGACTTCTAGGGAAAGACTTAATCCAATCTTCAGGACACCACTTTATAAACTCTTTACGAATCGTATCATTGAGTTTTGGATATGTACTTCTTGCAATAAGACCGTTACTTCCGGGATAATCTTTTGCTAGGTTAATTGCTTTGATACACGCAGACGCAGTTTTACCGTTAGCAAACCCTCCACCGTAAAACTGTACTTTGGCTTTGGATTGTAAGAAACGATCTTGCAGCGAATCTTTGAAAAGCCGAAATGTAGGCATTATACTTTATTAGTAACTGCCCAATCCGTATTACCACTCGTGCCAGTAGCTACATAGTTCTGATGACCTGTGACATCTGTAACACGTTCACCAACATAGTTAGGTGTAATTGTTCCGCTGACATCTGCAACTGATCTATTGGTAGCACTGTATTTCTTTTCAATACCATAACCAGTAGTACCACCGCCATTGCCACTTGCTTCTATTACTGTTGCCATAACTTTCTCCTATATCTCCTTTGGAGTAATATCAATTGTTGGTATGTCATTCTCTTCTTTAGTGACATACTCGATCCGTAGTCCACCCTCTATTTTATGTTTATGTTCTATCACATCTGCTGGACGATGACCACCACGATCTAATAAGTCTTTTGCAGAATGTATTCTTGTAGCTTCATTCGTACTATTAAGTCCTTCAACCATTCGACTTGCTGCTAGTACACCTGATTGAGAAATCATTGATCGTACTGACTCTTGATCGCTCTCTATTATATTATGTACAACACTCTCGCGTATCTCACGAAACGAATCGGACATTCTAATACGACCTACTTGTTCTTCGTCTAGATTAAGCACAGTAGCAATGTCACTATCAGTAATTCCCATAAGCGAATAACAAAGTACCATACTTATTGTATTCATCTTACTGGGAGGAACGGGGAGATCGGTTAGTCTACGTTTAGCTACAGCATACTCTCTCTGCATCTCACGTACACTAGGTATTTCTATTAGGTCATCCTTATCATCAACTACGACTGTTCCGTCAGTAGGATTGATAACTGTTCCATCAGCGAGAACTAATGGTTCTACGCCAGATGCAAGCGTCATCTAACGTTCCTAAACTTTTCTTCGTTTACCATGTATGGATTATTAGGTGATGAAGGTTTATTAACTCTATCCCACCAGTTACTTATAGAACTCATTAATCCACTAGTATCAGGTGCAGCAGATGCAGACGCAGGAGCCGATGGAGCACTTCCTACAAAATCAAAGTCTGATACAGGAGGCATTCCTCTAGTTCCAGCTACTTGCATTGGAGGAGGAGGTGCATAAGATGAACCACCATATGCTGGAGGAGCAGGAGGAGGTGCTGGCATTGGTCCCATTGGAACCATTCCCGGACCCGGAGGAGTTGCTGCTGGAGGTTGTGGAACTATTGGGTCTACATTAAGTGCATCTACTTCAGTAGGAGCAGTTTGTGCTTGTGCTTGATTTCTATTATTCCACCAATTTGATATAGCATCTATTAAACGACTACCCATTGATGGTTGATCTGGTGCTTGGTATCCCGGAATGCTAGCACTAGCCATCATTCTATTAAATGCTGGATTATTAATTCCACCTTCGTTTAGTGGTGGAGCTTCTTGTGCTATCTGACCTTGAACATCTAACTCAGGATTCGCTGGTTTAGGCATATTTATTAAACCTAAATCTCCAATTCCATCAAACCATCCCATTCCCGTATCTTCTCCAGTTCCTGTACCTTCTCCAGTTTGTTCATAAAAATCAGTATCCCATCGTGGAGGAGTTATTGATTGATTATCCAATATTCTGTTAGCATCACTGTTCCTCATACCAGCAGGGAATCTACCTAACCATGTTTCTGCTCCTTCGTCGATATCGTAGTTTTTCATATCAGCAAATGGATTTATTTCCTCTGGGATTGCTGGAGTTTCGTATCTATTATCTGCTACTGGACCACCAGCTTGTGCTGCTAGTTCTTCTTGGTCTGGCCCGAATGTTGCTGGATCAGCTCCATATTCTTGTCTAACATAATCAATTGGAACTGCGTCACCAGAATCAATTTGCCACTGAGGAGTGCCGTCAGGATATACTGGTTTATATCCAGCATAATTTCTGTCCATACCAAATAGACTATTCATAAGTGATACGGCTCTGTTAGGTTCACCGGGAATATATGGTGGTGGTATATTTGTTGCCATTAGGTTTGCCTCTTGTTTCCGCCAGATGTCCTCATCTTAGCGATAAGTATTTCACGACTAGTAGGCTGTCCTTTAGATGCTTGTTTCTTTGGAGGACGGCCTACCTTACCATCATAAGTACCGGGACCGTATGGCATTAGCTTAACTTGCCACCGCCACCATTTCCTGAGGCATCATCAGGATATGAGGTTGGCGCACGATTTGCAGTAGCACCACTACCTATTTCGGCTTGCATGGTTGTTACGTCAGCAGAGGTAACTGCTCTAGCTGTTGCTGCTGTATCAGATTCAGTACTATCAAGTACTCCACCTACTTGCTCAACAGTAGATACATTCCTTACACCACCTTGACTATTACTAGCTCCAGTGTCTCGGACAGCATCTATCTTTCCTACACTATAACTAGCAGAAGTACTAGGGCTAGAATCAGTAAGTAATGTAGTGAGAATCTCACCATACTCTTGCATCCCTCTTTTGCGTAGTATTCTCATTAAATGATAACGGTTGGGGGACCGTTTACTTAGCATGGCGTAATTACCTGTTGAATTAGCACCATCTCCCCAAAATCCACTATAACTTGCCATCGCTCTTATCTCCATTTGTTTTGCTAAATGACTGCGTTCTAATCAACGCTATATATGTTAAGTATCATATCTACAATCATCCGTCAACACACTTCCCGGCCAACGCAGTTGGCTGGCCTAGCACTATATGTGTGTCATCGGGAATTTGTTCGTGTAAGTCATTGTAATCGTTGGATTTAGATAGGGACACTAATCGCTTTTGGGGGACGAGTGATCTCCATATAGTCTGAGACTATTTTTACTACACCCCCATTTTTGGATCACGGGGGGGATTCGATTCAACAGCATGCCCACCCCCTATCTACTAACAATGATACTTTCGTTGGTTAAAAAGTATCTTTCCTTTAACTACTTTTGGAGATAGTTCAATGAGAACTAGACGATCATACATTCATAATATAATACCAGTTAATCTACCTAACCTACCAGTAGAACAACTCATACGCTGGAGTCAAGCTAGAAACATCTACCTCTACACAGGTAATGGCAATCTACAAAACGCACAGTATGAAGCATCAATCAATGGATGCACTCGCGTTGCCATGTTTCCCTCTTAATAATTTGTGAGGAAGGCGTTGGTTAAAAAGTTATCCTGCGTCTTCTTCGTTTCTTTTAACTTAATCTAGAAAGGAGGGCATTATGCCTACAATAAATCCAATTCAAGTTAAAGTTGTATCACTACCTAACATCGTACTAGAAGGTGAAGCTGAGTGTGCATATACATTCGAGATACATGGATGGTCAGCAGTGCTAGTTCGCAAAGGAGCATTCACTAAAGCTCAAGCAAGCGAGCGAGCTAAAGCATTCAGAGCATTCTTCAACAAGGAGAAGAAGCTTATAGAATCTGGCAAGAAGCAACCATATAACATTATGGCAACGCCAGTAGGTAAGAATGCAACGCCAATGAATGCATTATTCAACCGCAAGATTGAAACTCAAGTCGAGTTAACAATCTAAACACATGGGAAGTTGGAGCTAACACTCCAGCTTCCCATTTTTTATTCGAGGCCATCTTGCATTTCGTGTCTTAGCACATTAACTAGGCTAGTTAATCGTGTCTTAGGGCAAGTAATAGCATCAATTAACTACAATACCACACATACATTAAGTAACTAACATAGCACGAACACCACATTAATATATAAACGTATAATATATTAATGATATCAGTGGCTTATAGTGTGCTCTGATATACCTTTTCTTGTGTGTTTGTGTTGAGATTGTTGGTTAAAAAGTTCTGTTTTTTCTTTTCACATATAGGAGTTTAATATGATTAAACAATTAATTCTTAAATCTAAATACGGTAACTTTGATTGCATCGTTAACTATACTCATTATGCTGATGGTAACAAAGCTATCACATTAACAAGTGATACAGGTTCACCAATAGCTAAAGCTACAGTTAATATGCCTGAGATGGAAGAACAACGCCTAGAATTTTTAGAAGAGAAAGGCGAGTTAGATAATCAAGATGAGTTTGTATTCATCAAGAATTATGCAGAGAATGAAGGCATGCTTGATTCATTAAAAGATGCTGGATTTATATTACACGAGATAGCTGAAGTAGGTCATGTATCTAATCATAATGTAGATATAGCACTAGTAAAATTAACACCAATGGCAATGGAAGGATGGAAGTAATGAATAGATTAGGATGGTATAATACAATGTTATTCTTTATGAATGCTATTGTATTTTGTGGAAACTTAATATTAGTAATCGCATTGAAAGGATTAATGTAATGAAGACACCACATTATTATTGCGGTAAAGATAAAAGACATTTCATATCTGCTAGTGACAAGGCTCGTATCTTAAACGAACATGGACACGAGTGTCATGTATCTAGAGTAGAACTACTACCACTAGAAATTAAACGAGCACTTAAACACTTGATAGTAAAGGAGAAAGATAATGAATTTATCTGAAGCAATAGCATTCGCAATTGTACTCGCGCTAGGTCTTTGGGCCATTCACGGTCCCTGACGAACAAAGTCCTTGTTGGTTAAAAACTTGGTAAATGCACCCTCGCGTTGGGTGTCAACCTCAAATACTAGGAGATTAACATGCATCAAAATAAGCAACTAAACACATTGATAGAATACGTATTTAAACGTAAGTCAGTTAAAAAAACAACTGACCACGAAATTATTAATGAAGTAGCTAAATATGATGAGAATAGATTCTATGAGTTACCCGGATGGCTCAAGAATGAACTACAAATTAGAAACTTATCATTCGGACCACGTGAGCCTAAACCATACGAGCAATTAGAAGCAAGTAAGGATGAACGCTTACATAAATACTACAACAATCAATTATCTGTACAAGACTTTCACAATATTTACACACGAGGTATTAGATATGACATTCAATGTTAATGAATTCTGTAATGAAATCGAAATCAATCCAGACAACGAAGTACTTGTTGAATGGAAGCAATTGTTCAACACAACACAAA